TCATGCCGTCCCCTGAAAATGAGGCGGGTATTGTTTCCGTCTGTCCCGCTTTTGACTTATCTACGATTATGTTTCCGTTTGGATCTTTACCGTAAACAGGGACTGCGTCTTTGGGGGGGATTGAAATAGTAGTTTCTATTGGACTTGAAAACTCACTTTGAAACTTTTTCTGTATGTCCGCGGCTGAAGGTGATCCCGTTAATGTTCGCGATGCCTCTTGCAAAACGGCACCTGTCTTAGGATCAAGCATTTGTATTTTATAATCCGTAATTTTGCCACTTGGACCTTTAGAACCTGTTTTCTGCCTTGTATCAACAACCTCATACCGCACTTCAGGCTCCACTTCTTTTTTTCTTAAAGTCGCTTCCTTACCACCCTCGTATCCAACGACCAATCGACCTTGATCATCGTAAGTACCGCTAGTTGACTCCTGGCGTGTACCCAACAATGTCTGACGCAGAACATCCGTATCCGTCTGTGCGGTCTGTTGGCGAAGAGGTGCCTCAACTTCACGGATAATGTCTGCAAGGTTACCTCCCTCAAATCCTGCTTCTGCGTAAATATCAGCAAAATCACCCTGCCCTAGCAGTTGCTCCATTTGTGCTTTCATGGCATCGGCCATGCCTTCGCCATAGGTGGGTTGTGCGGGTGCGTTGTAACTAGGTCCTGACATAATTTATTTCCTCCGAGATATTTTATTTAAGTCGTAAAATTTGATGGGTCTTTTTTTGTTCTGCCTCGCCCAACCAACATAGGGGAGTTTAAAGGGCATAAGGTTAATCCAATGCTTTACGCATTCTTCCCCTACCGCCATGTGTACAAACCAGGCGTTGGGTTTTAAAGCACCCCATTGTTCTGCTGGCGGAGTCTCGCTGTCCTTATCCACGGTCTTCGCCAGGATAAAGCTTGTGGGGGTCTTGTGCATATAGCCATAGGTGAGGTAGGTGGATATATCCGAAAACATATCGATCCCACATTCCTTATATAAATCACTTACTCGTTCCATGATGTTCATGACTCCACCTCCTTGGTTGGAATGTCCCCTTCGTATCCCATAAGCCAAAGAACGAATATGCGGTGAATACCATCAGCGATCTTTCCGTCCTTGAGGAGGATAGGTTCCTTGAGTCCATTCTTCTTGATATCTGCGGCAAGAGCAAAGAGTGGGAATGACTCGCGTGCCACACGATCCCAATCCACGGTATGTGGACCTGCTTTGAATAATTCGTCTACCTTCATTCTGCCATCAGGTATTCGTCTGCATCGGTGGCGCTCACCGCACTTCCGAGGTTTACGCGCAACCAATTCGTGCCGTTATCCACGGCAAGGCACGGGTTGCCACCATCGCCATCGCTGACATATATCATCCTGCCCGTTGTTCCATTTGCGGGTAGTGTGCTTACGGTGAAATTCTCCAGGGTAACGGAGGTGGCGGAGATGGAGTCTACGGTGACGGTAGGCTCGCCCAATTGATTAAGAGACGCGGCATCGGTCTCCACGCCTGTGGCGAAGGTAAAACCACGGGTAACTGTGGCGGTGACTGCCACTATGCAATCTCCCTCCTCGCATTCGCTCCGCCCGCTATCGCTTCTAGCGATACATGGCGAAAGCTAGGCCGCCCGGCTGTTACATCTACTTCTACGCTCGCGGCGTAACCTCTCGCTCTGCCACTTCCAAAGCGAATCAGTTTCTCCTCGCTCGTTGTCGCATTCTCGGTGTGTACCGTGTTCGTCCGATCCGGGTCTATGGTATTGACCTTGATCGTGAACTGATCCCCGTTGCTCACTTCGCATCCCAACTGCCCCCTCTTCCAACTCTTTACATCGATATTTCCGAATGTGAAGGAGCGGGTCTTCAGCTTGGCACTTATCGCGGTGGAGGTGGTGCTTGCGCTCCCTACCGTTCCCGTGATGTCGGTGGTGCCTTCCTCGATTAAATGCCATCCCTTGTCGTTGACTGCAAAGAGTCTGCGCTTGGTGGGATCGCTACCATGTAATACGGTGACGAAATCATCTATTACAAATCCTGCGGGGAAGGAATCTACTGAAGTCCATGCTGTATTAAGGATATCATATACTAAGATTTTATTATTATCGGTGGATGAACCTGTGGGGACTGCGAGGTAATACTTATTATCAAATACAATACCACATGCTTTGTCCGCAGAGGCGAAGTTTACTTCTTTGAACTGATCCTGTATCGGGCGGGATAGCGGGATTGCTTCTCCGCTTACCTTCGAGATTGCAACTCCTAGTCCTTTGGCGGGGTCTAAGCCTTGTTGCAGGGTAAATACACCATCATCGGATAGGAAGTATATCTGCGGTCCACTCGCGGCTATACTCTTGCGGGCCACGCATCCCCGTTGGCGGGTAATCTCAAAGACTCCTGCCGCAGATGATATTGCCACATTGTTAATCATGTGGATCGAGTTGCGGAAAAATACGAGTAACTGATTCTCCAGGTATGGAGTAAATCCTACCAAGCGATCTGCGGTTCCACGATTAATCCTGAACTGCGATTCTGCGGGGTAGAAATTATCCGTATCCAAAAGGTCGGACATGATCACGGTGTACTGCGAATCGCTTGGCTGTGGTACGATCAAGCGGTTTGCAAAGAAGGTGCCAAAGTTTGTGCTAGGACATTCCACTCTGCCTGCTGTGGGGGTTGCGTTATTCTTGAGCGTAAATGCTGTGGGGGTGGTATAATCGCCATCCCATTCTAGTGGATCTTTACCGATTCCGCGAAAAAGGATCAGCTTCTCCATTGCCTGAACGAAGCTCGCATTGTCTCCACTTGCTACCGTCTGTCCGCCAGGGTACGCGATATCTATACCGCTGTTATTCTGATCGTTCCATAGGATGACTTTATTCTTTGTGGCACAGGCGATAAATTCTGTCCCTGTGACAGGATCGGAAAATAAGGTGGATGCAAATACCTGCTCATCCCCGGCATAAGTAAGTGTGACTGCTCCTGCCTTAAACTCAATACCTTTGCGGACAGATGCAATATCCCCGTCTAGTCGCATATTCTCCGATGCCTCAACGGTACCCCCCTGTAGTGTGGTAGGCTCCAGGTAACTATCAATACCACGGAATCCACGATCTCCATCGGTGAGGATAGGATCGTCCATTCTGCCCATTGGTTTGTACCTAGCCATTACTTCTTAATCTCCTGATAGAGTTTTATACTCATGTACACTAGCGTGACTGCGCCTACTGCAATCCCCAGGAATGTATCTATCGTGGATAATCCAAAGGTTGCGGCGGTTCCGCTCATACCTGCGACTGATACGCGATCAATCATCACCTACGCCCTCCCGGTGTGAAGTAGAACCCCACGATCATCGGCAACACGACTGATGTTTGGAAGAGGCAGAGGTGTCCTGTTGTGACGACCAAATTGGTTTGCTCTGCCGGAAAACTGAGGAGTCCGAAAAGTATTTCTGTTTTCCCTTCCCCTGTAATGTTTGTTGTACTGAGGAGTGGGACTGATGGGAAAATTGCTGTGATGCATGTGACGAATGAGATTGTACCCATCCCAATGAGCGCGAGCATCCTACGAGTTGCGCGAGTAAAAGCACCGCCATCACCGCTGTTGAGGCTTTCTTGGAACTTAATCGCGAACTCATTGTTTCGCGCCTCTCTTGCCATTTCGATCTCATACTTCTGTTGCCTCGAATCTGTGAGCATTCCGAACACACCCTTGAGTATGCTCCCCATTGCGGCTGAACCCCCACCCGTCAAAAATAGTGTAAGTAGCTCGAACATTATTTTGCATCTAGTTTTTCAAATAGTTTCTGTATATCGCGCCTGCGGTCTTCTGAGAGTTTGGTCAGATGCTCCACATCTTTGGATTGCCCGGCATCGCTAATCTCGATCTGACGGAGACGCTCCTTCATGTCATCGATCTCCCACTTGTTGCGTTTGATGAAGAATGCGAGGATTGATATGGCAACGCCAACTCCTGCAAACATGTAGTGTGAAATCTCCATCTCACTCCTCCACCCTGTCGCGAAGCCTGTCCAACTCCTTTTCTATATACTTCAAGCGCTCGAACTGCTGATAGTCGGAGGTGATGGGAGCATCCTGCATCTCAACCAAATGATCGAGATCCGCTTTTGCCTGCTCTGCAAACTTTTCCAAATGCATCATGCGAGCAGATAGATCGCCAAGCAAAGTGCCTTCGTGTTGCACTCTCCCCAGGCTATTGTCGAGTTCGTTAATTTTATTCCAAATGACGGAGTAGCCCCATACAGCGGTGCCAACAATGGCGATAACTTTCGCCATGAATGCGAGGTTTGCTTTGACCTGTACATTCTCTCCGACCTCAGTTGCCATTACTCGCTAGTTGTCCACTCCTCGCCCGCTAGAATCTCAAGCATCTCGGAATGCGTGTTGGCGGTTTTACCCTCCAGGAACGATGGCGTGTCACCCTCGAACTTTACGAAGGTCTTAGTGCCGTCTAGTGAATATCGGAGCATATCTGCTGAAGTATTTAAAACTGAATCAAAATCTACTGAATCAACATCAGTCGAATCGATGATAACATAAGTGTGTGAATTATACATAAACACTCTCCCCGCTTCCTATAGAAGTTATAACAGCATCTCCACTTAATGTACCATTGTTAGAATTACTAGAAGCATCATAGATAGTGGTACCACTTCCTCTTTCAGCCCCATCCCCCATTCTCCACCATCCCTGTGGTCCTGAAGTACCTAATGTGCTTATGTCTGCCGGTTTCCCAAAATTGTACAAAGTAGCTATATCTCCTTGGGCTGTACTTCCTACCGAGACTCCGCCATCGCTTAATACTTCATCCCATACAGCAACCTCATCAATTTTAGCAGGGATATACTCACTTGTACCGCCTCTACCTACGACAAGTGTATTTGTGCTCGCAACTGAGTTATAGGTAACAGAACCACTTGCTTTCAATACACCATCGATATACACCTTAGCAGATCCCCCGGTACAAGTTGCAGCTAAATGATACCAAGTATTAGATGATAGTGTGGTGTTTGTGGTTAACTGAGAAGCGAATGTGACAAAAGCTACATTGCCACCTGATTCAAATCCTAGCATTCTTGCTGTACCTCCTGAAGTTGAACCACGAATAGCAACAACTTGATCGTAGTTCGCTAGAGTACCTGTGATGTATACCCAAGCTGACATAGTTATGTCGGAAGTACCGGTAATAATAGCTGTACCTGTATCCATATAATCCCCAGCACCATCTAAATCTAAAGTAGATCTATTTGCGTAGCCTGTGGTATAATCGAAATCATAAATCAACCAATCCGTACCGTCTGATACTTCAATAGCTTTACTTGTTGTGTTAAATTTACAAAGACCTATTGAGTGTGAATCTCTGCTCGCTGTTGTGTGAGTGCTAAGTGTGCTCATAAATTATACAGTTGAATCATTGTTATACTTATACCAATCACTACCATCGTAGATATAAAAGTCATTGGTATCTGTACCAAATGCGATATTAACTTCACCGCTTGGATTAGTAGGTGTGCTTGCTAAAATGTTAGCTTCCGTATCTCTAGTAGTAACATAAAACGGAGCTACTGCATTTAAGAATGTTCCGCTAATATTTGCAGTTGTGAATCCACTAGAAGCCAAAGTGATTCCTGTGACTCCTGATGAAATTGAAGATGGATTAGTCAGAGTAAAAGTAATTACAGTATCTGAACCTGTTGGTATACTTTGACCGCCCGCTACTGTTAAAACTAATGTACCTGATGACTGTGTCCAATCTGCACTTGATCCAAAGATAGCCGCACCCGCACCTCCGACTGTTAATGAAGCACTGTCAGATGTCTGCGATCCTGTAAGTCCAACCAATGTAATTGTACCACTAGCAGCTATGGCTGAAGATGGTTGGATGGTTAAAGTCAGAGTGTTATCGTTATCGG